GAGTAGGTATTTTTGGAAATTCGCTTTTATCTTAGAAGCGTAACTGTTAAATTTATTTATTAATTATAATTATATATATATGTATAATATAAGTTATATATAGGCGATTGCTAGTGGAGGGCAACCAGTAAAAAATGTCAACTGGAAATCATCCGCAATAGCTCGTTGGAATACAACATCATTAGTAAACCCTGGTCTACTTGTTAAAGACAAAGTAGATACAGGGCGACCAGGATCATCATTAGGATTATTAGTTCCACTATAGTACCCAACTAAAGCCATTGGTAAACGACTATAATATGGTATATGTTGATAAGCATAAGGATAATTTTCCTGTAAATTGCAAGGAGCTAAAGGATAAACTTGATCACTTGCAAATGGATTAACATTTTGGAAATAATTATCACGAGTAGTAACAACTGAATTGACTGGTTGAAAAGAAAAAAATCCACTCGTTGGATTTGAATTTGTCAATATTCGTGTAGTATTACTCGTATCTGCAACCATATATCGCATTCCTCCTCTCATAAAAGCATACCATGGTGCAATAAGTGAAAATAAATCTGAGCCTAAACTAGATCCTTGAAGAACACCTCCAGGAGAAGAAATTTGACAACCCCCTACAAAGTAGGGATCTATATGTACTTGTGTTTTTGCATTCCATACAAAAGGTCCTCCAGGCTGGGTGTTTATTACACTTAAGCGTAAAAGATATTGCTTAAGAGAAAGTAATCGCTCTCCAACACATCGTTTACTATGAAATAACTTATCAACAACTGTATTTTTCCCACCAATTTCTTCTTCAGTAAATGTCATACCTTGTTTAATCGATTCACGAATTAACTCCTTCCCATCACTTTGTGGTACATAAGGAGTTGATCCGACGGGCATAATACCAGGCACAGCCAGCTCATAATCTTCTGCAGCACTAAAGAAGATTTGCATATTGACTGATTGAGCACAACTCTCCGGTGCACGTAAATCGTTTAAAACTTGAATATCAACTTGACCTGAATAGATATTATTTGGTAAGGATAAAGCAGTGTTGGCATAATCACTATATAATAGATATGGTAATTCTATTGAAATAGTGTCTTCGGTTCGGATATCTATGATTGCTCTCTTTTGAAAAGAACCAGTTGTTAATCCAGGGGTAACGGTAGGAAGGTTACAAGGTATCCAAGTTACTTGGAGACGCCCTGAATGCATCTGTGTTTTAACAAATTTAAGTGTCATGATTATACCTCCCCGCCAGAACTTATGCATTCTGGCCATGTAGGTAAACGGTACATGGTACTCGTAGGTGGCCGTATGTCCTCCAGCCGAATCACTATCCTGATTTAATTGGTTGCCATTTAATGTCGAAGGTGAAATCTTTTGCGATAAGAGACTAAAACCTTGACCTTGAGTGGCATTCCAATTAACTTCCTTAACATAGTATGGCACTGAGTATAAGTAAGCAAGAGACATTTCATCTTCATTTGTAAAGCTTCCATAATCTATACACTCTAACTTATTTAAACAGGACATACCTCCTGGGAAAGCTAAATCAGGTCCATCATCTGTAGAAGCATAACGGAGTAATTGTTGTACTACGACAGTTTGACCTGTGAGCTCTCTAGGTTTTGACCAGCCAAGTACACCAGTGACACTGGATAATATATTAGTAGCCCACTCCACGGGCTTAGCAATGTCCGATAAAACTGGAACACCACTTAATACATTAGCAATCTTCTGGGTGGTTCTCAATCCCATTGTTATGGGACCAGAGTTTTCCTTACTTTCAGCTATTTCTCCACCTCTACGTTTTGTCTTACTTCTAACAACTTCTTTATTAGACATTTGTGGCACAGTAGGTGCTTGAAGTTCAATATTCTCAAACCAACCATACACAAGGTAATCAACATATAATTGACCAACTGGTGCAGCAGTTCCAGTTAATAAAGGACTAAAAATATCAAGGAACCAAGTTCCCCAATCATAATAATCTTCTTTAAAAGCATAGAAAGCTGTTGGCGCGATATAGGGAATTTTCATAATAATAGACGTTTTCCTACAGTCAATTTCAACATGGGGATGCTGAATTTTCTGTGTTAAATGTTTATTCTTAAATGATCCATAACGAGCATTAGAAGCCGTAAACTGTTTATAAGCAGGAAGATAATGTAAAAGCAATTTTCCTTGATGAAAGGGAGATGCATTAATTTGCACCTTCAACATAAAATCTCCTCTTATCAGGTTAAAACCTTTAACTTTCTCCTGCCACATTGAAACGGTATTCAACAGAGATGAAATAGAACCATTAGCCAAATTCGTATTTAACGATTGTGCAGTGGTCCATTGCCCGTTTGCTATCAAGACTGGACGTAACAAAAATGCCTTGATATCTGAAAAAGTTTCAATATAAGTAGACAACTCATAGGTTGGCCTAGAGGAAACCCCAACTTCCATACTTCCTTCATCAAAGAATGTTGTTGTAGCTTGTTGGGTTACCTGTTCGGCTTCTTCAAAGTCAGTCGCATCCATCTGAGCAACTGACATACATGTGTTTTTATTATGATAAATATTCTTAACACCAGAATATCTAAAACCTCTATTACTACGAGGAATAGGTGTGTTTACATCGCTGGACACACTAACCAAATTATCAAAATTGGAAATGCAAAATTTTTCCCTTTAGCCAGCATCACGGCTTAAAGGGACGGTTCTCCACCGACGGGTGATTGTAGTATCGTAGTTTTAACGTTAAAGTCGGACGATACTACTACCTCACCATGGCATTTAACATCCGACTCATAACGGTTTTTATACTCTTCAGCCTTGAGTTTCAACAATAGCTTTCCTAGGTCTACTCCTTCAAACTCTTCATCATCCGCGAAATCATTATACGAATATTTATATTCAGAGAGTGTTAGAGCATATCGTTGTGCAACATCATAGTCAGTAAATCTAGGATATCGACCATATTCTTTAAGACAAGCAGGAGCATATACTTTCACTACTTTCTCAAAGTCTTCACGGTCATCTAGGGATCGCTCAAGAAAACAATTTTCAATTTTCTCAATCTCAATCTCCGGATCATAAATTCCCTTGATCCACTGAACTCTTTCAACAGCTGAATATCTACGTAGAACACCAATGAAACGCTTTCTACCATACAATGTTATTAACTTGAAACTCCTTCCAAGAAAACTTCCGTCAGTAATAGACCGGAAGTCTGGAATAACACCTTCAGTTTTAAGCTCATCAGTGATGTCAATACCCAAATACAATTTACCGATCATTTTAATAGTATTAAAATTAACACCTGGCATCTTATCCTTTTTAATCGAAGCGACAATGTCATCTCCTAGACATATAGCTTGTAGCGATGTATCTGCTGGATTAGGGGGTAAAGATGCAAGGTTATTAGGTTCAATACCATTGTGAATCAGCCATGCAAATATAGAACAAATATAGAGATAAGTTATATTAACTAATGAGTTAAGAATAGCTGTTAGAAAATTTCCGGATGTATTACCTTGACCCCATGTATAGAAATGTAATTTTCCCTTATACATGGTAACATGGTAACTGTCCATTATATCTTCAAACAATAACATTCTGACTCTACTATTTAATGAACCCTTATCTCCATAATACATATCCATTAATATCAAAACAGATTTCATAATTTGACGCAATTGTTTCTTATCAAATTTAGAATGATCCATAAAGACACAGTCTGGAGAATTATTGACAATAGAAGTGACAATAGAATCCCATTCTTCACTCAGAGGATTAACACCAATAGCGATTCCATTACGGATACGATTTTCATATATCCATCCAGCAAATGCACCCATGTATGATTTACATAACAATAAATTAATCATATCATTGGTACAGAACAGTCTAGAATCTGCTTTTAGCACTTTCTCCTTCTTCAACAATTCGTCTTTAATATTATCTATATTTAGTCCATATGTACGTTCACCAGCCAATAATTTATCTTTATAGGTATTAAATAATCTCTCAAGAACGCGATGAACATCAGGTTTAACAATACCTTTATCATCAAGCATCCACTTCTTACTTTTCCAAGTCATTCCGTATTTCTCTTTCATCATACGAAAGTAGAAGCCAGCAGAAGAAGACCAATTAACACTATTGAGTTTATAAGCCCCATCGCCATATAAACATTGATCAAGAGATAATACTTCTCGATATTTTGGAGGTGACGAATCAGACATAACTCGCGCCATAGCTTGATATATAATACCATCAATAAGAGGGCCATTCAATAAAGTAGGATTTAATCCATAGTTTTCACGTGCCTTCTGCATTGTGTCTACTATAGTACCATCTTTCAATCGAACAGTTCCCATGCGTGATGGATACCTAGTACGTTCATCTATACCATAAAGAGGACTTCGTTTAATTTCACTTTTCATTGGAACAAATAATGCATAATCCATACTTGCTTTTGAAGTGTGATTTAAATCAATTTTCTCAATAGTAGTATGAATTTCCATTTTACAAGCTTGTTCAACATCAGGCATTAATTTCAATTCCTCTTCAAGAATTTGACTATATATATCCATGTTTTCCTGAATGGCGTCAACTACGGGTTTTACTTTCACATAGTTGATCTCATCAATCCATTTAGTAAACATTTCTCTAAAGATAGGAGCTCCATTAGGTATCATACCTTGTAAAGAAGTATGAACATAACACAACCAAGGTTGTTGAGCTTGGGCCCAGTCTTTAGTACAAAAATTCTTGCGATCATCAACAATAAATCCTGGACTTGTACAATAACCTGCATGTGTTATAAAAGCATCATCTTTACCTTTCATAGTCCATGTCCTATATGAATAAGTGCTTAACATAACTTCTTCACCATATACAGGAGCACTACAACGGTAATTGCAGGGATCATTTGCTAAATTAAATCGTACAGGAATTCGCCTTTCTGGTCCTTTAAATGATAAATCAATGTCTGTGGTTCTTTCAATAAATACACCATCAATATTAGGTAAATCACTTATATATTCTAAACACTGAACAGGAGGAATTAAATTATAGATATGAGGACGATTCAGACAATGATTAAACTTGATTATAGCAAGATCATAATGTTCCAATTCAGGTGAAGATTCTAATATAATATCTTCAAACCTAAATCGTTCAGTACTTTTCTCCAAAGTGGTACTAACAAACGGAACAATTACAATCTCTAAATAATGTCCTGGTTTAGTTTTAACTTTATTATATATTTCTACAAGAGCCTCTCTTGCATGATTAACAATTAAAGCAGTCTTCCCACCAAGAAACAACATATTACATGGATGTCTAGTGGCAGTGTTGTCTCCCATATGTATGACAACATACATTCCACACATATTATCCATATACTTATCTATAACTTTCTTATTCATCTCAGTATTAATCCAATCGCCTTGAAATTTTGTTCTATTCAATTTATCTTGTTTCTTTTGTTCTTTTAACTTAGAAGTATGCCAACGCAAATACCAATCAAATAACAATGCAAGACCTATACCAATAGATCCAGATACAACGGACATTAGAACCGTATCCAATATAACTTGGAAGCGATGACTAAAGTAAATGCGTCGTAAAACTGACAAAGCACTATTGACATATGGTCTAACATTATTATTGTAAACTTGAATCATAGAATTATATGTTTCTCCAAGCCATATTGAAGCTTTTGTTACTTGCTTCAATAAAGGATCTTTAATTAAATAATCTATTTTACATTCCCAATAATGATTAGCAGCTTGTTCATAGTCCATTTGAGCTAATTCCAGTATACTTTTACAAGACAAACTTTTAATTTTATCACCAAAAGGTTCATTTTGCATTTCATATATAGCAGCTTGCAGAATTCTATAAACAATACCTCTTCTAGGATTAAAATCAGTTGCTTTAGTAGCTATAACTAAGGAAAGTCCTCTTAAATCAAGACCTTGGGTTAAATCAGCCATTCTAGCTCCATCTTCTAAAATTTCTTTTATACGACAATGTTCATTAAATGTAAGAGTAGAATGGAAGATAGTCTTATAGAGTTGCCAATTCTTAGATCTGAAATTATCAACTTCTCGATGCATTACAGATGCCGTTACTCTTCCAACTGAACCTTCAAGATCAAGAAAATCAATTTCACTTATTTCCTCACGATCCAGCGCTGCAACACGAGCTTTGCGCCTTTGAATACGTTCATATAGTTCTTCATCATCCATCTGTGCTTTATATTCTTCAAAACCTTCATCTGATGTATCATAATCTGTATCAGGGTCTGGTGTATGATGAGGAACATTATTAGCAACTTGTACTCTAGGAAGTTGAATTCCCATTCTCAATCTTCGCTCTTTCCTAAGAAATTCACGATGACGAAGTTTGTCTAATTCATCTTTTAGTAATATACGTTGCCTTGCTTCAAGATCTAATTCAAACAATGTTTCTGGAACATATGGTATAGGTTCATAATTTCTTTCCTCTACTTCCATATATTCAATAGCACCTGCTTCTCCATGATTCAATTCTCCTAATTTAGCCCTAGCCAATGCATGAGCACGAGCTACTAAATTATTACGTTTAACTTCTCCATTAGCTCTAACCACTCGAATATGTTGCTTATATGATCTACTAAAATTCTCTAAATTGAATACTTTATTATCCATAAATTCACCTTTTGAGAAATTTATTCTTCTAAAAGACCACAAATTAGGTGGCATTTCACCAGGTTCTAATATAGGCAACAAAGTTCGATCAAGCATTCCATACATTTCATCATCACGTTCATAACCACGTATACGATTAGT